AGAATCCCACCAATAATAGACAGAGGATAAATGTATAATTTAGAGACAGAAGAAGCTTTGTTGTTCTGCGTACTTAACAAGCCAGAGTGTATAGAAGATATAAGAAGATGGATACCTGAAGAGAATGTATTCTATAACTCTTTCAATAAGAAAATATGGTTAGAATGTTATAAGCTTTACAACAACAACGAGCCAGTTGATGCTATATCAGTATCAAGAGCTATACCAAAAAACAAAATAGATGGGAAGCTACCATCTTATGAGCTGACTAGGATAGCAACTAGTGGAGTCACAACTGCTAATGCAGAGTATCTAGCTAAAAGTATGTACGAGGATTTCCTTAGAAGGAGTATAGTTAACAACTGTCATAAGATGATAGGAAAAGCTGAAGATAATGCTGTTGATTTTGACGATATAATAGAACAGATAAACACAGATACATCTAATATAATCAACACCAAGCCGTCTAGAAACGAGTTTAACCTCGAAACATTGCTTCATGATACTGATGATTCAATATTCAAAAGCAAGGGGATTATAAAGACAGGGCTTAATACTCTTGATTCTGTGATACATGGAATGACGAGAGGAGAAATAACAATTATAGCTGGTAGACCAGCCAATGGCAAGACAACTGTTGCTGCTAACATAGCTAGACAGTTAGTATTGTCAGGTAAGAAAGTCATGATGTTTAACAGAGAAATGCCTAACACAGAAATGATGAAGAAGTTTATTGCTATGGAGTCTATGAGTTTATCTTATAGAAACTTAAGACATGGAGCTACATCATCATCTATAGAGGTTCATACTGCTATGCAGTTTATCAAAGACAACTACCAAGACAAGTTGTTTATGTATGACTCTGTTAGAGATTTGCAATCTACTTTTGAAGAAATAAAAAGAGTAAAGCCTGATGTTGTGATTGATGACCATATAGGTCTTATTGAGTTCCCATCTAGAGACTCTAGAGACTTAAGGCATAAGATAAGAGAAACAACAATGAGGTATAAATGGCTTGCCAAAGCACATGATATGTGTGTAATATTAGTATCGCAGCTTAACAGAAATATAGAGCATAGGATAGATGCTACACCTAGATTGTCAGACCTAGCAGAATCTGGTTCGCTAGAACAAGATGCAGAGATGGTGGTGTTTACACACTATCCTTATGTGTCTAGATTTGGTCAAGCAGATTCAGATGGTAGGATATGGGGTAAGAATGAGATGATGTTGATAGTATCTAAGAATAGATATGGAACTCCTGGCTCTGTAGAAATGGGATACTCTGGAGATAGCTGCTTATTGTTTGATGATATAAGGAGTGCAAAAGATTACGAAGCAAAGAAAGGGCAGTTAAATGCCTGATAATATCAAGAGAGTTGTAGCTAAGTGGGTTATGAATCAGTACGATTTAGACCCAGTAATTAGCATAGAAGAAGATATGGATTGTGATGGGATGTATATACCAGACCAAGACAAAGTATTGATTAGTGCAGACTTAAAGCCAGAGCTGCTAATTAAAACTGTATTACATGAAGTAAAGCACGTAATGGATTCTATGAAATACGGAAGAGTTAAGTTTCAAAAGAAATATAATCAAGCTGGTACTGTCGCTGCTAACTGTGGAAATAGCCCATATGTAGACAATAAATGGGAGATAAGAGCAGAGAAATTTGCAGAACAAGAAATGAAAAACAAATGGAAAGATTTAAACAATGGTAATAGTGAAGAAGACTAAAAATAAAACAGTTCAGAAAATGATTACTGAGTTCAAAAAGAAAGTAAGAGAGGCTGGCATTAAAGAAGAGCTGGAAGAGCGTAGCTTTTACACTAAACCCTCCCAGCTCAGGAGGGAGAGAGAGAAAAAAATTAAAAGATTAAATAAAAAATAATTTTATCTAGGAGGAATAGGCTCTTGCATTTGTGGTAAAAGTAATCTCATTAAAGTTTCTATATCCATTCTACCTACTCCAGAAGTATCTTGAGGTACTGGCTCTTGATTTCTCATTAACATTTGCATAGTCATAGGACTATCAACTACCCCAAGAGTACCACCTCCATATGTACTTCTATCAGCTTCCTGACTATCCTCTTTTACATCTACATTTGTCTTGTCAGAAACAGCTTTTGACAAAAACTCTGTTATAACAGACTGGTTTAAAATATCATCTATTGACTTATTAGCTTCTGGTTTATCTGTTAATTGATTTCTTCCTAGCATGCTAGAGAACTGACTTTTTATAGGAGAATTACTTCTAATCATACCTCTAATTAGCTCTTGTATATCAACTCCTTCTGGAGTACTTGTCCCTGTCTTATTCATACTAGGACTTGTAACATAAAGCACTTCTCTACCCATAGGAGTTTTAGACATCTCTCCTTGACCTTTTGTCAGAGAGTCTATTAGTGCAAATAATTGTTTATTATCCATCTCTTTGTTCTTTCTTTTTCTTTTTCATTAATCTCTTGCGAGTTTTATTTTCAATCGTAAGTTTTCTCTTTCTACGCTTTCTTTCTTTGGCTTTTTTATTTGGCATCTACCACTTGACCCTATTAGCCCAATACGCAGCACTCATCTTTCCCTTAGCTATATTCTTTCTATGTCTAGCTTTAAAAGACTTACGCTTCATCTTCATTTTCTTAGACTCTCCAGCCTTAGGTTTACCAGCAGTACTAGCTCCTTGCTGTCCGAATCTAATAGTTTTAACTTTATCTCCGACTTTAGCTACTACTATGTGGCTTTTCTTAGGATGACTTGGTGTTCTCTTTGGTTTATTAAAACCAGATACACCAGCTCTAGCTAGTCGCGAATCTCTCTTCTTCTTAGCAGGCATTATCTTTTTTTCTTTCTAACTTTAGATTTTAAAATCTTTTGCTGTAATTTCTTAGGCAATGTTCTCTGCTTAGCCGTTAATCCATTTGCCCTTTTCTTTTTAGGTCTTCCTTTTTTAGAACCATAAGTTCCTTTTCCCATTGGCATACTATTTCCTCTTCTTTCTAGTGGTTGTTTTTTTCTTACCACCTCTAATTAAATCAGCATCAGCTTTTCTAGCTCCGCCTTTTCCTGTTGCAAAACTTCTTACTCTACCAGCAGCCCACGCATGAGCACTAGTTCCAGGTCTTGAACCGCTAGAATAAAAAGCACCTAACCCTCTAGAGTATACCTTAGATAAAGTACCTTTAGATATACCAGAGCTCTTAGAGTACTTTGCTAATACAGCTGCTTTACCCCCTGATGTTTTTCTTTTTGGGCTTGCTTTTTTTCTTGGGCTTGCTTTTTTTCGTGGCACTTTCACTCCTTAGTTTAGATATTTTATCCATCATAGCTGGTGTTAGTTTTCCCATTCTATACAACTCTCTTGTTCTTCGTATCTCAGCCTCTCTAGATGATGGATTTTTTGAACCCCTCACGTATTTTAACGGAGTTCCCTTCTTTGTTTTCTTCACTGGTTTAAATTTTCTAGCCATTATTGTTTCATAAACTCTCTATAAGCTGTTAATTGCTCTCTGTTCATATCCTCTGTTTTTACTTGCATATGCTTTCTCATAAGATACTTATATATTTCTTTATAACTAACATCTTCATAGGTTATTGGATTAGTGCGATTGTTTTCATTCCATTGCCTAGTTCTCCTGATAGCTAAATCAGATTTACCTTCAGACATAAGCTTAATAGCATCAATTCTAACTCTTCCTTTTCTACTAGACTGTGCATTTCTTTTTTGAGCTTCTGTAGCTATAAACCTTTCAGAAATTCTCCTTACATTTGTTCCCAATATAGGAGATGCTTTATATACAGACCTTCTAAATGCGGTAGGTGTAAAACCAAACTCGTCTACAGACCTTTGAAATTCCCCCATTGCGTCAATAGCTTTTTCTAAGTCACTGTAAAACACAGGTTTTAAAGTAAACTCAATTTGATTAGCTAAGTCTTCAGCATCCATAAACTCAGATAACATTCCAAAAGCACCAACGCTACCAATGCTTTGAACAAATTCATTAAACTTAGTATCTTCTTTTGGCTCAAACTCTCTTCCTGATAAAATTTGACTTACCATATTTTTAGCATAATTAATTGCAAATCCACCAGCCATACCACCCATTGCTAACCTAGCAATAATTAATGGATTTCCTTCTTTTAATTCTCTTGTCATTTGTTCTGTTATAAAACCAGCTTGTTTTATACCAAAACTTTTAAACAATAAGAATGGTCTTATACTTGCATTGCTTAGCCAAGTTTGTTCTCTTAAATAATCTCTTTGTAGTTGACTTTTTCTTGCAAAGGAAGCCATAGCTGAAGTCATCTTAGCTTCTGTTATATCTGGAACATTTTTTATATCTATATTAAATAAACTTTTTAATTTATTTTTAGCATACCTACCCCTAATACTGTTAGGATTGTTTTTATACATTCTAGAATAATCATCTATTGCTATCTTAGCTGTTGCAGATGCAAGCATGTTATTAAATTTATTTATACCAGTAAATCCACTGTATTTAGATGCTTTTTCCGTAGCTCTCCTCATAAGAGATGTAGTAGAAGCATCTCCAATTACGTCTCTAATAAAATCCTGATAAACAGTTGGAAGTTTATCTCTAAAATCTTTACTAAACATAAGAGCAGTACCTTTTGCTGTCCTAGTAATTCCTAATACTGGCATAGTGGATATTAAAGTTTGAAAGAAGTTTGCTATTGTAGCATCACCACCAGCTATCTTAGTCATTGCTTCAAATCCCATTAAGTTTTGAACGTATCTTCTAATTTCTGGAGACCTTTTTGCGCTTAAATCAGCTTCAGTAAATCCACTAATTTGGTCAACTAAAGTAGACAGCCTTGTCCTTTCTTTTAAATCTCCTATCTCTGACAACATTTTAGTTATTCCTACATTATCTGCACCAAAAACCTTTGATAGCTCTACTCTTCTCCCTAGTCTTGCATCATAAATAGCCATTAATTTTATTGGGTCTTTTTCCAGTAGCTCTTCTGGTAAATTAAACCTTCTTTTGTTTTCTAATTGTCCGTGAGGGTTTACTTTGTTTGGTCTTATGTCTTGCCTAAACAAAGAATAGGCTTCTGCATATGAAAAATTACGATTAACTTTTTTGTTTTGTCTAATAATGTCTTGCATAAGCACATCAAAAGCAGAGCTAACTTGTTTAGTCCTGATTCTGTTTTCTATCATTCTATTTAAAACTTTTGCTGACTGCTCATCAATCTTAAATTTATCTGCAAAATGTAAAAAAGATTCTTTCTCTATTCTTGCATAGTCGTCAAACAAAGCTTCTTTAAATTCAGCTTTAAGCATATTGGGTAGGTAAAATTCTATTTTTCCTTTTGGTATTATTCCGCCACTTCTACCATATTCAAACCTATCATTAGCCCATCTTTGTATAGACTCTACTGCTTTTCTATTTACATTTGTAACGGTCTCTCTACCGCTAGCCTCTTTCCATATTCTTTCTTTTGATAATTTGTTTTTATTTATAAGTGATTTTAAGTTACCAATATCTACAAATGATTTACCCTCAAAACCAGATATCCCATCTTGAACATCAAATAGTGTTTTTACTACTGCTTGAGAACCTCTATCTGCAAAGGTTTTATGAGATACTCTTAGTTGGTCTGCTACTTTTTTACCAAAAACGTGAACAAAAAAATCTGTTTGTGGTATGTCAGACGAGTACTCAGCAAATTGTTTTCTAAATAAAGATTGGTTGTATTTTTTAAAATACATTTGATGAAAATTATTTAAATCTCTATCGTTTAAATCAGATACTTTCTTTGCCCTGTCATTGGTAAACACCCTTAATTCACCATCAATATTTATATCTAACTCTTCCCCTATTTCGTATATAGCTGCTTCTGTTTTTATTCTAGATTTATCTGACTCTTTGTATCTTTTAAAAAAAGCATCTCTAGTTAAAGTTTTTGTTTTTTGAGTGTTGTTATCTATTATTTGAAAAGAATCTCCACGCTTAGTGTTTTTTCTTTTAATAACACTAACATCTGTAAAAGATATATCTTGAGGGTCTGGTGATACAGCATCCCATCTTTTTAAACCTCTACTATTTACCCATTCTATTTCAGCTCTTATATTGGCAATATTGTTTTGCTTTTGTCTGTCCAAAGTAGATAGATTATCAAATTCACCAATTCTTTCTTTTGATAAAAAATTCTTTTTATAAGCATTAAGTTTTTTAACTGCTCCAGGAGCTCCAGCAACCCCTGATAAGCCAAGAGCAAACCCAACAGAACTAACATAGTCCATTGGGTCTGGCAATCTTCCTTGTAGTAATGGGTCAACAGTACCAAAAGCAGCAGCTTCTTGAGTGTATGCAAGAGCTTTTGCAGTTCCCTTTGCTGTAGCTCTCCCTAGTACAGCACCTCCAACAGCAGCAGATAAACTTCCTCTAGCGGCATCTGTAAATACATCACCATAATCAACTTCATCTGTATCTATTTTTTGTTTTAGCGCACTAGCTATACCAGTATATACACCAAAACCAGCAGATTGCCTACCAGCTTCTGTTAAAATTTTTTCCGTTCCAGATTTTATAACGCTTTCAGCTAATTGTTTTTTAGTTCCATTTCTTAATAGTCTCTTAGTTCCCATATTAGCTGCTTTTCCTAGGGCAGATTTAGCAGCTGCCTTTCCAGCCAAACCTCCTAAACCAGCACCAGCTATAGTTGCTATAAAATCAGCTGGCATAAAAAATGATAATATGCTAGCACCAATATCAGCAGTTACTCCAGGATTATATGCGTCTAAATTAAATCTTTTTTCTCCAGTAATTAACTGTTGGCTCATTCCAGTTATTGATTCATTGTAAGCTTTTTTTACAACATTAGGTAAAAAATCAAATATATCTGATTCTTTAACACTTGACATTTCTTTTAAGCTATCTGTCTGTATATCTCCTACTTCAGATAGTGTGTCAAATGGTATTTCAGACTGTTGAGTTTTATAGAAATTAGTTATTTTATCTATATCTTCTAAGCTGTAATATTTTTTAGGCTGTCCGTTCATGAAAACTCTCTCTACTTAGTTTATAATTTATAATTCTATCCCACTTAATAATTCAATAGTATCTTGGTTAAAAATACTTTCTCCACCAGTAAATCTTATTGGTCTAACATTTTCACCTCTACCAAGAGTCGCTCTCGCAACTATACTTGGTTTTGTAGACAAGGCTTTCATTTGTTTTAAGTACTTTTTTAACCTACCTCTAACTTGAGGGCTAGTTCTTTCGTCTAAATATGCTTCATATGCATTTTGTATGTAACCCTGAAGATTATTATTATTTTCTTGTTTTAATATTTGGTATTGCTCTGAGTCTTCAAAAACTCCCTGCTTTACCTGTGAACCTCTAGCTTCTTTTAGTGAGTCTATTATTATATCTGTATTTCTATTTAAATTTTCTACAGCTACTACTTGTTCTTTTGAAGAACCACCCATAGATAAACTTCCTCCTTCTCCAGTTCCATACTCCCTTTCTGCTCCTGGCAGTCTTCTTAAGAAACTTAAAGCTGACTCTTCATCAGGTCTTCCAATAACACCAGTACTAGCCAGTCTATCTATAGCTGTTTTTTCTGGAGAATCAATTCTGTCTTCTACTACTCCTGGAGAAAGTGAAGCGGATGAAGCAGGTGGATTAACTATAGAGTCAAAATCTATATCTCCAACGGGAATAAAATTATCTCCATTTTTAGTAAATGAACCAGGAACACCTGTAAGTTTAAAGGTTGCCCCATCTGATAAATTCATAGCTTCTGAAGCGTTAGCTACTGTTACGACACCTCCTACCCCATCAACTCCAACTTCGTCTCCAACTTGAGGTTGAAACAGAGAGCTGACACCTTTCTGAGATGTTACGCTTTGAATAGCTTTGTTGTATTGACTTAGTGTTGATTCGTACAGAGTGTTAATTCTTAATTTTTGACTGTTTATCTGCGAACTAGGAACTAACTCACCTTCAATAGTTCTCTCAAAATCTCCAAGTTGTTTGCTAAAGTCTCTTAATTTATCTAGCTCTCTACCCATTAAAGTAATTTTTTGATAAGCTTGTTGGTTTTGTAGTCTATCTATACTTCCAGTAGTAGTTAAAAACGTATTTATATCTGAAAAAGTTAATGGTTTTTTCCAGCTATTTAAATTTTCTAAGTCAGATATTGTTTCATCGCTAAACGTATCTCCTAGTATTTTTAATGGAGATTGAGGATTAGATTTAAAATCATCTATTCGACTCATATATCTTCTGGCAATTGCTTTAGATTTTGCTGACTCTAATGTTGGCTGTATTTTTTCTAAATACTCTTTTGCCTTTGTTGTATTTGTTATGTCATTAACAGCTTCAACTTCAATAATTTCATTTTCTATAATTTCTGAATCAAGTTCTCTTTGCCTTTGGTAGACTCTTGATTCCAACTTTTCTTGCTGCTGTTCTCTATATCTTTGTTCGTTAGCCTGAAAATTTCTCTCAGCTCTTTCGTCTTGTTCGTCAGCTCTAGCTAATCTAAAACCACGTTCTATTTCTCTTTGTTCAATAGACTCATCAAACTGCCTTTGTCTCTCTTGCCTATCTAACTGTGAGTTTACAAGGTTTGGTATAGTGACGCTTAAAAGCCTGTTTAAACCTGACTCGTAATTAAATCCATTTGCCATAAAATCTCCAATAAATACTAACTAAAGTAATTCCTACTATAACCCTGGTCTAATCCTTGCTGGGCAAACTGTCTATCAAACATATCTTCTGCTTGTTGTCTAGTCATTCCAGGGTTGTTATCCATTATTTGCTGAATTTCATCAAGAAAGGGATTAGAAGTTTCTACTGTATTTTGACTAGTAGGGTCTAACTGCTGTATCCTTCTTGCTTGCTCAAGAAGGCCTGTTACATAATTTGTTAACTGACCACTCAAAGCACTTCTTTCTCTTCCAGTTTGCTGACCTATGTCATAAAGACCTCTACCTAAATTAGCAGATGCCCCACCACTTACCGCAGCTAAATCTTTCATACTCGCTCCAGCACGAGTAAACTTAGATGACCCAGCTCTCTCCATAATTTGAGAGGTTAGCTGGCCTAACTCACCACTTGTATCTCCAATTAACTGACCAGTTCTCATTCTCTGACCCTGGCCTATTAAATTAAAAGCATCTAGGTATTGCTGTTGGTTTACTGGCTGAAAAAACTGACCTAAGTTTTCTGCTTGCTGTCCTGTAAATCCAAACACTTGCGCTATCTCTTCTGGAGATTGTGCAAAATATTTTTGAGAATCAGATAAACCTAATTCTTGTAATAATTGTTCAAAAGTTTTTTGTTCGTTCATGATAATGGACTCCCTAATCTACTAGCTCTTCCAAATAATATATCGCTAACTTGGTCTGAACCTAAATTTTTAGCCCCTGACATTGTATTTATAAAAGGAGTTCCTCCTCCAA